GGGCTACCCCTGTTACTCGCAAGCACATATACAAAGGCTTAAAAAAAGCGTTTAACAATATCGGGATAACAAACGAAGAGATAGGGGAACGTGGGCTTAATATCCATGCGTGGCGGCATTTCTGCAATACTGAACTGCAAAAGGCGGGATTGACAATCCAGAAAGTACAGGCTGTTACAGGGCACAAATCAGAAAAAATGACGGAACGGTACACGCATTTTGACCCGCTTGATTTCGGGGAAGTCCCAAAAATACAGGCGGAACTGCTGAAAAAGAAGCATAAAAAGCCGGAAGCCAGCATTGGCGAAGCGGCTGGAAATGAACGCCCAGCCCTTACCCTTGTAAAACCACAGGAAGATGACAAAGCCGGACGGAAAAGAAAAGCGTCCTAGACCAGTCTTGAATAACGAATTATGCCCCTGCTGACAAGGCGGGGGCTTTTTTTTGTAAAAAAAAATAAAAGTTGCACTAAATGACAGTACCCCCCCTGTTACTGAAAGCGGATGATTTCTGTAAAGGACAGCGGACATTTCCGCTTTTGCCTTACGGTTAATTTTGAATGGGGGCTGGGTTGGAAACTTATTTGAGCATTGAGGGGCTGGCCAAGTATTTGGGCATAGCGGAAAAGACAGTCAGAAAGTGGGTGCTTAACCATGCCATTCCCTACCACAAGATTATGAAAATAATCCGTTTCCGTGTTTCCGAGATTGAGCAATGGATTGAGACCAACGGTAAATTGCCTCAATGCAATGACAACGAAGAACAGGAGAGCGATTTGTTTGCGGAAGATGAAGCCGAAGAAACCGGGGAAGCTGTATGAACGATTTTGGAAAAATAGTTGACGAAGCAAAAAAAGAAATGATGCCCTTTGAAAGCTGGGAACAGTTGACGTGGGAAAGCTCTAAGGCATTTTTAGCCTTTTGCTTTTTCCGAGACATTGGGCCGGAAAGGAATATACGCAAGGCGGTAGAGAACGCAGAGAAAGACGAAGCCAAGAGAGAAAAACGCTACAAGGTTTGGCGTAGCTGGTGCAGTAAATTCCGCTGGCGGGAACGTGCGGCTGACTATGACAGGTACATTGAACGCCTGAAACAAGGGGAAATGAGGAAAACCATCGAGGTGCAGGGAGAAAAGCAGAGGATGGTTACCGGGAAAATGCTCGATGTCGTGAATAAAAAACTCGACACAATGAACCCTGCGGATTTGACGCAAGACGCTTTGCCTGAATGGGTAAAAACGGCAATAAAGACGGAACGTGAAGCGGCTGGGCTTGTTGCGCCTAATGGCAAGCCTGAAACGAAACAAGGCGAATTGAATTTCACCTCTGACTTTGAGGGGCTGTGATGGGTACGACGGTTTTATTCAAGCCTACGGCGGTGCAGAGAAAAGCCCTTGCGTTGCTAAAGGGCGGGGCTAAACACATTTTGCTTTTCGGCGGTTCACGCTCTGGGAAAACTACGGTGCTGGTGATGGCGATTATCTTTAGGGCTTTGATGTATGCCGGAAGCCGCCATTTGATTTGCCGCTACAGGGCTAAAGACGCTCGTTCATCCGTATTGCGGGAGACATTGATGCCGTGGCTCGACAATACCGTTGGCAAAAACGGATATACATACCTTGCACATGAAAGCATGGTAACGCTTTTCAACGGCTCGGAAATTTGGATTGGCGGCTTGGGGGACAGGGAGCAAGCGGACAAGATTTTAGGGCATGAGTACAACACAATTTATTTTAATGAGATAAGCCAGCTTTCCTATGCGGCGGTTACTACGGCTTACTCTCGGCTTGCAATGAGAATTAAGGGCTGTAGGAATTTATTTTTCTATGACTGCAATCCGGGTTCGCCGCTTCATTGGGCTTACAAAATATTTGTTCTGAAACGGACATTTCTTACTGGCGACCCATTGGAGAAGCCGGAGCTTTATCAATCTATGCTCCTTAATCCAGAGGATAACAAAGACAATCTGCCGGAAGATTACATAGCAGATATTCTCGATGTTTTGCCAGAAAAGCAAAAGGCAAGGTTTAGGGATGGGCTTTGGGTAAAAGCCGAGGGCGTTATCTATGACAAGTTTGACGAGTCAATGATTTTGCGTTCATCTGACTTGCCTGAACGCTTTGACCGATACGCCGCCGGGCAAGATTTCGGTTTGAATATTACTTTTGTGAAAATTGCTTGGGTAGGCGATGTGATTTTTGTCCTGGGCGATTACGGCGCATACAACATGACTACCCAAAGTTTTAATGAGGAGGTAACGGCAAGAGGTTTGTTGGGTTGTCCTGACTGTATGGGGCTTCCTGTTTATTGCGACCCCGCTGGCGGGGAACGGATACAGGAAATAACCGGGGGCGTTAAAGCCAATAACAGCGTTGACAGCGGCATTGATTATATAAACGCAAAAATAGAACGCCATCAATTTTATGTTTCGGAAAAGTGTACCGGGGTGCTTTCTGAAATATGGGATTACTGCCGAGACGAAGCTGGGGAGATTGTAAAAGTAAACGACCATTTCCTTGACGCTCTGCGGTATGCTGTGTTCTCGGATGTTCAGCAAGGAGTGATCCTAGCATGAATATCTTTAAGCGGTTACTGCTTGCCAATAGGCGACAACAAATAAGCCTACAGGGAAATAAAGGGGTAACAGGCGAAACTGGCGGCGTGTTTCCCTTGACCGCTGGCGACTTCAATGATAATTTTTTTGGAGAGCCGCAAGTAGGGAATGCTTACCTGATAAACGCATGGGTAAACATTGCCATTGGCATTTTGATCCGCAATATCGCCCGTGCCGATTTCTGCATAAAGAAGGGCGGGAACGATGTAGTTGACGGTCCAATTTATAATCTATTCCAAAAACCAAATAGTTTTCAAAGCCGCTTTGATCTGTGGAAGGAGACCGCAGCTTGGTGGTACATGGAAGGGGAGGCGTTTTGGTGGTTCGGGCCTGATTATTCGGGCGGAATACCAAAAGAGATTTATGTACTAGACCCTAGAAAAATGAGGCATGAAGGCGAATTAAGGGGAGGGGTTGATTTTGGGTTTTGGAATGCGCCACGCCGCTGGTTTTATCATTCTGCCGCAGAACTAATACCTATTCTTTCTGACGAAATAGTACACTTTCGGGAATTTAATCCCTGGAACTCTGTCCGTGGGGTAAATCCCCTTGTCTCTTTGGCTCTTGAATTGGAACAGGATTACTACGCAAATAAAGCCAATTCGCAGTTGCTGAAAAACAACGCAATACCGCAAGGCATACTGAAAACAGAGCAAACGCTAAGGCCGGAAGAAGCAGACCAGCTCGAACGGCGGTGGGAAAGCAAGTATGGGGCTGTCAGGGCAGGGCGCAAGATTGCGGTGCTGGGGAAGGGGACAAACTTTGAGCCGCTTTCCTTTACGCCTGAAGTAATAAAACTTTTTGAACTGAAACGCTGGAACTTATACACCGTTCTCGCAAAATTTGGAATTCCCCCTCGTGTTGCCAATATAAGCGACAAGTCAACGGCATTATCCGGCAAAGATACCAGCGAACAGCACAGCGCATTTTGGAAATACACGCTTATCCCAATTTTGAAACAGTTTGAGCAAATTTTGGAGAGCCAATTTTTTCGAAGGTTTGGCATTAAGGAGCGTGGCATTTTTGATTTGTGGGACATTCCCGAATTGCAGGAAAGCGAAGACTCGCAGAGCAAGAGGGACATTGCGGAAATAAATGCCGGATTGAAAACAATCAACGATGTGTTAAAAGAGCGTGGCAAGGAGCCTAAGCCCTGGGGAGATGTTTGGTATCGTCCAAAAAATATGATTGCAACTAACAGCGGCAAGGACGGCGATGGCGAATAATGTTCGGGGGTACGTTAGTGGTTAGCAGAGCCGAAAATTTTCATAAGCACTTTAAGAAACGGTTTGAAGAATTGGGGTTTGCTAATGTTACCGTAACCGCTGTGGAAGGCGAAGGTTTGAAAATGCTCATTGACGAATTAAAACCTGGGCTTGTAATAATGGGGGCAAGGTTTCACAAAACCGCTACGCCTTCAATGGTTGCTGATATACTACAGCGGTTTGACGGCCTTAACATGGCGGTTGTTTCTGTTTCATTTGATCGTTACCCAGCCGACTATGGTATGTCGTTTATCGCCAATCATGTCAATTCCTTTATAGATATTCTGGATGGCTTTGATCAATTCTACTTTGGGCTTGCCCGTGTGAGGGAAGGCAAAAGCTTTATTTCACCTTCGGTACAGGAACGCATAGATATACGAGATGCGCTTCCACATGAGGCGACGCCTTTTACTGGCAGGGAAATGGATGTATTGAGGTTTGTCCACAACGGATTATATGGAAATGAAATAGCTGAGGAATTGTGCGTTAGCTTAAGGACGGTAAATTTTCATAAAAGGCAAATGTATAACAAGGTTTGCGTAAGGAATGAAGGCGAGTTGGTCAGGGTTGCGGAGCATTTGAAGCTGATTAGCCCGGACGATCCAATTTGTTTTGGGCGTAATTTTGAATTAAGCCCATTGCCGATTGAAGCGAAAAGGGGAAAAAGGAAAAGTGCTGAAAATCCGCATCCATGCTGATTTTCAGCTTAGGATTTTTTCTGCGAAAAAATCCAGCTAAAGCCGTGGACACAGCGGCATCCATGCCGCCTAAAGCAGTTAGCAATGAGGAGGTTTTATGATTATCAGAACTAAGAGCGAGAACTATCGGATTGGCAATGTGCCTGTATTGCTGGATTTTTTGGGAATTAAAACAGATGCGGCGGGAATTCATAAAGCTTCTGCTGATGTGGAGCTTATAGCTTCCGTTCCGTTTCACCTAACAGCGGATATTGGTGCTACAAATTCGCATCCATGCGAATTTGTAGCTTGTAGTTTTTACGAAGCAAAAACTACACCTAAAGCATTGGATACAGCGGCATCCATGCCGCCTAAAGCAGAAGGGTTTGCATGGACGCTTTCAACATTTGACCTCGATAGATTTGGGGAGAGGATAGACCCGCAGGGTTGGGATTTTAAGCGGTACATGAATAATCCCATTGTCGAATGGGCGCACAGGTACGACATTCCAGCCATAGGAAAAATTGAAGGGCTTGCTGTCGATGGTGATGGGCTTCACGGCGTTGTGTTTTTCAACGACAAAAGTTTTGACCAATTCGGGTGGAGCATTGGGCAAAGGGTAAAGGCCGGAGTTATCAGGGCTGGCTCTGTGGGGTTCCGTGCTTTGGAAATTGAAATACCGTCCAAAGAAGACAGCCAGGACGGAACGGCTTTAATTTTCCGTAAACAGGAATTGCTTGAATTTAGTATCTGCAATGTTCCGGCTAATCCTTACGCATTGAATAAAAAAGAGAATGGGGAATTGGGAGCAGGGAGTGGGGAAAAAGATATTGGTAACAATGCTTCTCTGTTTTGGGGGAGCTTAATAAATAACTTACAGGAGTGAATACATGGACGAACTGTTGAAGGCTATCAGGCAGAAGCTGGCTGATATGAAGAAAATCGAGAGTACCGGGTTCGCAGATCCGGCGAAGGCGGCGGAGTATTTCAAGGATAAAGAGATACTTCTTGAAGAAATGGCGAAAACCCTTGAGACTGTTACATCCAATCAGTCAACGCAGATTGCGGCATTGGAAGGGACTATCAAGAGTTTGCGGGACGAGCTAAAGACGCAGAAGAAGTACCCCAAAGAACTGACACGGCGTGAACTGCTTTACAATCTCGGAAAGGGGATTGCGGCGGCATGGTCGGGCAATCATAAGACGCTGGCGGATCTAGCGTTTTCGCCTAATTTGAAAAGCGATAACTGGACTAACCCAAAGGACGTTTCATGGAGTGAAAAGGGCTGGACGGTATCAAAGGCGGCACTCGGCGATCCGATGGGGAATATGTCGCCTAATAACGAACAGTATTTGATTAACCCAATCTATGAAACTGAAATAATGTCCGAGGTTGCCAAAAAATCCGTGATGATGCCCCTTGTCCGTCATCGCCCGATGTTGGGGCCGTCAATCTTCCTTCCCACAAGAGACCGGGGCGGGGTTCAACTAAATTGGTTGACTGCATACGGTCAAAAAATTGAAGGGAGCAAGCCTAAAGGGGCGGAGCGTGTAGAGCTTAAAGCCTACACATTGGCGGGTTTCATCCCCTGGTTCGATGAATTTGAAGAGGATGTTTTCACTGACCTGGGGGCTATGTTCGTGGATGAGTTTTTGGAAACCTACGGTCAGGAATTTGACAGGCAATGCCTGACCGCCGATAACGATCCGTTCACCGGGGCAATGGCCTGTTCCGATGTTACTGAGGTAACTATCAAGGGCAATAGCATTGACGATCTGACATGGAAGGATTTCCGTGATGCGGTTTATAAGGTTCCGGCTGAGGAGCGCAAAGATTGCGCTTGGTTCTTGAATGAAACTGTGCTAAATCATATCGCCAGTATCGAAGATGCTAATGGCCGCCCGATTTGGCGGGGGCCGACAGAGGCAATGCCGGGGCGGCTTGACCTGTATCCTTATCACGAGGTTTCCATCCTACCGCAGATGGCGGACATTGAGGAAGATACGCCTTTTGCGATATTCATGAATCCGAAGCGCATCCAGCATGGCAACAGGCGTGGCATCGAGCTAAAAAAGTTTGATGGAAATACCGAGAGCCTGGAATATGGGGAACTGTTTTTAAGGTTCCGCAAGAGGGACGGATTTTTGGTAACACGTCCAAAAGGGAACATGGTCATTCTCAAAACTAAAGCTTCTTAAATTGGCTCCATCGCTCTCCCAATGGGGCATTGCTTCTCTTGCCGTCCGGCGTTCCTCCGTACACCGGGCGGCTTTTTTATTATACCCCAGCCACAAAGCCGGGGCGAAAGTATTACATTAGCGATTGCGGTTTTTTGAAATGGTCTGGATATGATTTATACAGGGTAGCTTCTATGCTCTGCTCTTGAAAGTAATAATCAATGTTTATCAATCTGGATTGTCCAAATTCCAAGCCGCTGAAATAACCCCATTCCGAATTTGGCAAATCTCCGCAGAGGATACTATAGCCGAACATTCTATCATCTTCCGGGCTGTACTCGCAGATATAAATATCACTGGAACCGTAGAAATAGTGAAATATAGCCGGGTGTTCGGTTTTGCCATCTGTCTCGCCGATTTTTGGACATTTTTTTAATTGGCTTTCAAGCCTTTTTAGTGCTTCGATGTGTTCTTCAAGTGCATCCATTGTTGTCAATAGCTGAAACTTTGGAATGATAACTCGTAATTCAACAGGAATTGTATAATCTGTTTTCATAGTTGTAACTCCTTGATTAGAAATAACCCAGGCTTGTGCCTGGGCTGGTATGCTATGCTACAAGCTCTGCCTTGTAGCCGGGATTTTCTTCCAAATACAAATACCAAGCCCTGGAGACTTCTTCCAAGGCATACCAAGCGAAAACATTGTAAAGGCTGGTTAATTCCGGGTAGGTTTGGCTTTTATCCCATAACGCCTTCCCAATTTCCGTAGGTGTGGGTTTTTCTGAATTGCGGAAAACTCCAAAATTTTGAACCATTGAAAAAATGTCTGTTCCAAATTCTCCGGCGGTATATTCGATGTGGCTTGCAATGGCTGTGCGGTTTTTTTTGAAAAAAGGTAAAGTATCGCTGTAGTAAACAAAGCCCGATATGCCTATGTTAGCCCCATATTCGGCGCAGTTTACCAAGTCTGCGGAAGTTCCTTGAAAATGTCGCCAGACCCTGTTAGCGGGTAGCCTAATTGTTTGATTACATTATCAACGGTTTTATCCGGAAATGTTGAATAGCGGGTAACAAAAGCCCGTAATTTTTTGATTGTTGTTATTTTCATCCTTTTACCCCTCCTCTAACAAATATTTTGAAAAGTTTTTTAGCTTCTCTAATTCCATAGCCGATATAGCGTCGCTTAAAATATTCATTGCTATCGGATATGTAAGACAGTGTAAAACCGTCTACCGGGTGGCGGGTTATGTGTATATCGTTGTTACTTATTCTTTCCATTGCAAAACTCCGAAAAATAAAATAACCCTCGGCGGCCAGGGCCGAGGGATTAGAGACTAAAATAGAAATTGCTGACCAAAATTAAATGAGGGATGTTGAGGCAAGCTTAAAAAAGCTTTGTCGGTTGCGTAGCTGAACATGGATGACATGAGGGCGGCGGCTTCTGCGGCTGTATCGGTGTACTTAAAAACTGAAACAATGTCGCCAAGTGTGCGGATTGTGGGAGAGGGCTTATTGACTGCGGCGATGGGGTAATAGTGGGCAAAATATGCGATTTTATAGGGGAAAGGGACAAATTGAGAAAAAACCTTGAAATAGCGGTTTCTTTTGGCGGACATAAAACAACCCTGTAAGGATAAGGCTAAATATTGTGTTGCCTTTGTTTGTTTTACGCCCAGCCATACGGCCGAGAGGGGCAAGGCGGCTTGTTACTAAGCTAAAATTGCCTTGCTGATATAGTTTCTTATTAAGAGTATATAGAAAATAATATATTATGTCAAGTAAAATAAATAAATATTTTAATTATTTCTTGACAGAATACAGAAAAAAACATATTTTAGAACTATGAGTATGACGCAAAAAATACGGATTTTAATGGTAAAGAAAGGCAATATTACAGAGGCGGAACTAGCCCGCCGATTAAATACAACGCCGGGCAACTTTAACCAAAAAATGAAGCGCGATAATTTTGCGGAACAAGACCTGCGGCAAATTGGCGATGTTATGGGATGTGATGTAAAAATAATATTTGTAGACAGACAGACCGGGGAGGAAACATAACACTAACCAAAAAGAACTAGCCGGACTTACCGAATGAAGGCATAGCCGAGAAAGTAAATTCCGGCGTGACTTCTTAAAAAATCGGGGCTAACAGCCCTGGGGGTGGGCGCACTATCACCAAACCACAAGTAGCTTATTTCTCCTTTTCCCCATGTATGACTGGATGGGTAAACAGTCTATTCTTACATGGTCAGAATGAGGGCTTTCGGGTAAGTAAGTTAATAAAAAAAAGAATACATATTGCGGCTCTGGAGAGCCAGTAGTCTGGAAAAATAAATCAAGTCATTTCAGTGTATGAACCAAAAAAGGAAGGAAAAAGTAATGAAAAATCATTGCTGTCCGGTTTAGCATTTGAAACCCTCCAAAAATGGCTGTGACGAACAATCAGGAGGCTTAGGGGCAGAAATATTTGTACACAGGCCAACCAACGAATTTTTGGTTAAAAGCGCGGATTTCA